CTTCAGTAGCATCAGTACAAATGTAATTAGTACCATCATCTAAAGTCCAAATAGAACCAATTTTAAATCTTAATGTAACATCAAAAGAAACATCAGGTACTATATTAAAACAATTAGTTGAATTTCTTATAAAACCGCTTTGGTCAAATACGTGTCTAAAACCATTTTGCCACATATCCTCATAATTATTTGAGCATACACGAGAAATACCACCATTACCACCAAAATTATAAGTTCCTTTTTTTAAACTAGAAGTATTTTCTAATAATAAAGAATCTTCATTATTAAGTAATATATCAGTGCCATCTGTATTGTTACCAAAAACAAGTGTTTGAGCTAAAGTTTGATCACCACCCCCACCTGTAACTTTATTAATATTAACCTGAATAATTTCTTCAGTAATATTTAAAGTAACTTCTTCTACAGTTTCACCTACATTAATATCTATAACTTCGGTAGTTTCCGAGCTTACAATATTAATAATATCGTTAGTTTCCTGTATGTTTATATTTATGTTATCTTGTGACATCTGCTAAAATTAGAAAGTTACCACTAACCCAAGTTTTAATATCTCCGTTATCAAAATGAATTTCAATATCGTAAATGTAATTATAAGGTGCTACATCTATAACTTGTTTATTTATTTTAAACAAACCACTTGCAGGAGTTGTAATAGTTATACCAGCATTAGCAACTGAAGTTAAAGATAAAGCAATTACACCACCATATTCTTTTCTAAGTTGCATACGAATAACTGCATCAGTTAAATCTACTGCTACATCGTTTATTTTTACTTCAAAATTTACTTGTTCGAAAGTATCACCTTTAATATTTTGAAAATTCAGTCCCATTTTTTTCTAACTTAGTTAAGAATATTTGTAGTTTTTCTTTGTTTTGTTCTTTAGGTTTATAATTACCTACTTTCTTTCTTTGTTTTTTAAAGCACCCAACTTCCATAGAAATTATTTGTATCAGGGTTCATATCTTCATTTGAATTAGAAGTATACTCAGGGAATTCAGATTGCTGAAAACACATATAATCAATAAACCTTTGAGTGTAATGTTCTGCAATATCTCTTTCCTTTTCTACTAAATAATCTATTTCTAACTTCTCTAAAGTATTAGCATTTTCTGAAGTGTGTTTAAATACACCTTTATTGGCTATTGTATAGGATGCAAATGGTAAATAGTAAACCATACTCCAGTGTATATGCATTGGTTTAATATAAGTGTTTAAAAGCGTTTTATAGCTTAAAAACTCTGCTTCATTAATATCACCTGAAATTATAAGATCCTGGAATTTATTGTATAAATCAGTACCTAAATAATTTTGGATAGTAACATCCTGTGCTATTTTTATATATTGTATAAAATCGTCTACATCTAAATTACCATTTAGAATAGTAAACTTTTTAATATCCTCTGTACTTATTAATAGTGCGTAAGCCATATCTATTTATTATAATTTGGGTGGTGTCCGTGATTAGGCATATCGTAAGGTCGCATAGCTACTTCTTTTGGGTTTCTTACTCTATATCCATATTTTTCTGCTTTATTAGTTGAAATAGTAGTAGCATTAGGGTTATTTACATCAATTTTTACATTTTCAAAAGAAACGTAAGTTTGTCTTAACCATTTATGCTTACAATTTACTCCACCTTTAAAAAGAAATAAATCATAATTATTACCATTGTGACCTTGTCCAGGATTGACTTCATTAGAAGTAGTTTGTTTAATATCTTCCTTTCTGTAAAGTTTATCAGCTGCTAACATTCTTTTACAAAACTCTCTTTCTCCTGTTGCATCACCACTATATTTATAGCGTGTAATAAAACGAATACCATCTATATTTTCATCTTGGTTAGAACTTGCATTAGGTCTACCTGTAATAGTAGAAGCTAAATCAACTAATTTCGAAAGTAAATTTTTATCTTTTTTACTTTTGTTATTTAAAAAATTAATTTCTGCATCTAATTCTTCTTCTTCTTCTAAATCTACTTCGCTTTCATCAATTAAAACCCATTCAGCACCTAATACTTCACCTTTTTCAGTTAAAGCATCTGCTAGATCCACAGAAGTATCTTTATCACTTGAACAACATACTGCAGCCATTTTAACCCCAGTTTCTTCTTCATTAGTTGTAGCGTTAGTAGTATTAACATCGATAAAATCTAAAGGCTGTATTGTTTTAAAATATAAGTTTAACGAAATACCATTAACTGCTAAAATAACATCTAAGGCATCTATAATTTCTATTTGGTAAGGTCTAATAACAATATTATCAAATAATCTAGTTGCTGTTTCAATTTCATCTGCGTTATTGCTTAAACCACCACCTGTATCTCTAATACCTAAAAGCATTGGAGAAGTAACTCTATGTCCTACAATTAACTTTTCAAAACATTCAGTAGATAAATACTCGTAGTGAGCAGGAGCATCGTTTAAAGGAATATCATCTACAGTAGTTTTGTTCTCTTGTGAAGCGTTAAAAGATACAATTACTTTATCTCCTTTAGCACCTGTTAATTTACGCTTAACATCGTTTGCAATTTCTTGTCTTTTTTCTTCAGGTGGTATATTATTATTAAAGTTAATTACTTTAGTACCACTAAAGCCATTCATTACATCATTAATTAAATAATCTGCAATTTCTTCTTCTAATTTAGCGTAAGGTAAAGCACCTGAATAATCAATAGGAGTATAATAATAATATCCACTAATATAAGGCTTAACTATATAAAGTTCTACTTCATTTCCGTTACCAAAACCAAAAGCAGGAATACGTTTTAATACATCGCCATTTCTATATTTGCTCCAATCGTGGTGGTAGTACCAAGCTTCAATCTCTCCTTTATTGTTGCATTTTTCAGCTCTTAAAGTTTGCATAGGGAAGTGGTCTATAGTAGTAACTTTACCTTTTGAGTAAACTACTTGCATAGCTGCCATACCTAAAAGCTTTCTTTCTAAAGCTACTCTTTTTAAACAATCTCCTTTTATTAAGGACATCATTTGTGCATATTGATCAGGCTTTCTATTAGAATCGGTAGCAGCAATACCTTTACCATAAACCATATTAGTTACACCTGTAATAATAGCGTGGTTAGTATTAGAGTAAAGAAATCTATCAATTAAGTATTGAAAATAGTTGTTATCTGCACCATATTGTACAAAATCTTTATTCTTGCTTTCTTCTATTATAGGTGAAGTATAAGCACTTAAATTTAAAATGTGGATATTATTCATAAATTATAAATTCGTTATTAGTAGTATTTTCTGTGTAAACATTATTGTTTATACTATAATCTACAATATCTTGGTTTGTACAAAAAGCTAAACCTGTATAAACTACTTCAGTATCATTTTTAACTTTAACTGTATAGTATTTATTTTCTTTTACATCTAATACTACATTAATTTCCATATAGTAAGCAGATATATAAAACTCACAATTAATTTCAGTTTCTAAACTAGTTTCTTCATCTACTAAAACTATTGAAGTAGCACTGCATCCATTAATTGCTAGTTTTAATGTTTGTACCCCTTCCTGTTCTTTTAGTATTATCATTGTTTTATTTTAAAAATTAAAAAACTACAAATTTGTTATAACTAAAAAAGGGTAGCAATTAGCCACCCTTTAAAAGTAATATAGTTAAATATTAAGATCCTGAAACTACAGTAAACCCTGCACCTGCTAAAGTATCCCCTAAGAAGTTAGCTGGTACTGGCTCCATACCTGTAAGAGTTAAAGTATATCCACTTAAATCTCCCATAGCACCACCTGTTACAATAGTACCACCAGTTACATCCATTCCGTGCTTTAAACCTGCATAAAAGAAATTACCATTGTTATCTTCAACAATTACTTGTGGTCTACCATAAGCCATAAGTTTAAGTTGTTTGTTATCTACAATAGATAATTTTTTAAATGTAAGAGCTAATACTTGCTCAAAAAAAGTAGTTCCGTTTTCTCTAGAACTATTAATATTTTGCGTGAAAGTTGAAGCACCTTTTAAATCGTATTTATAAGCTGATGGTGTACCTGCTACATCTGTAATAACATCTGTATTTGTAGCATCATAAGTGTACCCTGTTGCATCACCATAATTTACGAAATAAACAGCTTTCAATCCACCTACTGAATCTTTACAAGGTTCGATTCTACCTAATGAAATATCACAAGCCATAATTTATTTTTTAAGATTATTAATAAAAAAAAAGGATGGTGTTTTTTCCACCACCCTTTTAAGTTAGTTTGCTAATTTATTAGTTAGCAGAGTTAGTGATTCCGTAAGTTACGATATCCTCAACAATTCCGTATTGTACACCTGCTGTGAAACGTACAACTACTCTTACATTTTCAGATCCATCTAAATCTGCCATATCAATTAATTTAACTTGGTTAAGGTCGTTTAATAAACCTGTTCCAAAGAATAAATTACTTTTCAAAGTAGCAATAGCAGTATTAGCAGCTAAACCATTAGCAACAAATATTTTTACACCATCAAAAGAAAGTGATCCGTTATTCCACCATTGAGTACCCATATTGTTAGTACCATTAGCACCTAAACCTGAAGCACCAAAACCACCTAAAGCTCTTACATAAGCTCTAGCAATATTTTGAGATACATAGATATATAAATCTTCTTTTCCGTAAAGTGAAGCAGGAACTGCATCAATAATTTTACCTAACTCAGCAACTACGTTAGCAGCAGTAACTGTAGTACCAGCAACCTCTTGTGCAGTTGGTAAAGCAGCATCTAAAGCAACTAAAGTAGCAATTCCGTTAAATTCTCCTGCATTAGCAGTAACACCTCTCCAGATGTTTTGTTCTGTTTTCTCAGCAACTTTAGCAGCAACGTGAGATAAAATGAAATCAGCAAATGATGGAGGCAAAGAATCAAAAGCAGAGTAACCCATTTGTACAGCTTCCCAATCTGAGTGGAAATCTTTTTTACAAAGTTGTAAGTTTACTTGAAATTCTTCAGGTTGTAAAATTTTCTCAGTTAAAGTTACAGTAGAAGTAGCAGTAAAGTCACAAGTTGCATCTTTAACGATAGCATCAGTAGCAATTTTTTTAATTACTTCTTTGTATTTAACGTTTGGTTTTACTTCAATACCACCGTTTTCGATAGTAGCAGCTGATAATAAAGCAGCAGAAATATATTTACCTGCAAATTCACCAGCATAAGTAGTTGTAATTGATGTTGTAGTTGGCATCTTTTTTAGTGTTTAATTTGTTATTATTTAATATTTGCAATTTTACTTAACACAGTATCAAAAGTAGTTCTAGTTCTTGATTGTGAGTATAAGTTTAATTTAACTTCAGATTTAGCTTCTGGGTTGTGTACTAAAGGTTGAGCAGATAATTCTACACCTTCTTCTTCTTTTACTTCTTTTAAAGCTTTAATTTCTTCTTTTAAAGCCTCAATTTCTGCTTTTAAAGCATCTACTTCTTCTTTTGAAAAGTGAGATTCTTTAACGATAGATTCGATAACTTTTTTAGGAGTAGCAGTTTCTGACATTTCTTGTTCAACTTCAACTTCTACTTCAGGTGCTTCAACTTCAGCTTCAGGCATTTCTGCTTCTTTAACTTCAGCGATAATACCTTCTTCAACAACGATTAGCATCATACCATCTTCTAGTTTGTACTCTCCAACTGGTAAAGCGATACGATCTTCTTCGTTAACGATAAAAACAGGCATACCAGCTTCAAAAGCTTCAGCTTCTAAAACCGTTCCGTTATCTAACTTCATTTGGGCTAGTTTTACTTCCATTCCCAAAATGGTTTTGATTTGATTAATTACATTTGACATATTTATATTTAATTTAGTTAAATACTTTATTTTAAAATTAACAATTATTTATTTGTTATATTTTTAACCTCTTGAGTTACTTATTACTCTAGCTTCATTTGTATTAGTTACTTGACTTACACCTTGACTTACTAAAGTACCTACACCTTGATTTAATAGATCACCATTACAACATTCTGCTTTATAAGTGTTATCATCACATAGACAACCTTTTCTTCCACCCTCAGGGCTTGTTTTACTTTTTGTTTTTTTGCTCATATTATTTATTTTAATTGTTTTAATTTTCTTTCAGACCATCCTAAAGCAGATTCTCCACCCCATAACAAATAGCTAATTGTACCACAAGCTTCTGTATCATTTTCGTTATAATATTCTTTTGCTCTACTTAAATAAGAGTACATTCTTTCTATAGTTTCTAAGCTTATTGGTTCTTTGTTTGCTAATTGCTGTGCTCTTACTTTTCCTACTTGTGTAGCACATTTATTATTATTCTTTTCGTTTAATTCTATTCCTCTTTTAGCATTATTACTAACTGCATCAGGATAATCGTTATAAGATTCTAATTCGTACTTTAATAATACTTCTTTAATTTGCTCTATTAATTTTTCTTCTTCAGTAAGTTCTTTACTTAATTCTTTTTTAGATTCTAATTTGTCAGCAAAATATCCTTCAAGTGAAAACCCTTTAACCTTACCTGTTTTTACAAAGTCATTCCAAATTTCGTCATTGTCAACTTTTATAGAAGCCATCCAAGTACCTACAGGTACACTTAAGTTATATAAAGCAGATTTGTCTTTAGTTAAATCTTCTACTATCCAACTTTCAACAACTGTTAAACCTTCAATAGCTTTTTGATGTTCTAAAGTACTGTTAGATTGGTTACCTTTTTTTAAGAATAATTGTGATGCTTTTACTACTGTATCTTTTGAAAAATAAATGTAGTATTCAGTATCTCCACTCTTTCTATAAATAGGTTTTTCTGGTATTAATACAGCACCCATTAAGATACGTTTTTCTTTACTTACCTCAGCTAGTTTAACTTCTTCTGCTTTTAAAGCTACAAAGTCCGATTCTATTGCAGGTGATTCTACTACGCTTATAGCTTCAACACCTTGCAATTCTTCGTTATCGTCTATAATTAATTCAATTAAATTCATTTAGTTTTTATTTAAAAATTAATATTATATTAAATTGTTATTTAGCCTAAAGTAGCATTGTTTACTATGTTTCTATTTAAACTTTGTGCTGATGTTACATTACTTGCAACTACAAAAGCTTGTACAGGAGCAGCACCTTGTTCACTCATTACTTGTGCTATTTGATTTGTACCACCAGCACCAACTACATTAAAACTTGGGGCAGCAGGAGCAGTACCACCACCACCACCACCTCCTACATCAGAACCACCAGCACCACCACCTCCACCACCAAGAGCAGCTAAACCTTTAGCAGTTCCAGCAAGATTGGCAGCAATCCCAATACCTGCGTTAATTTTATTCATTACTATTTCAGTAGCAGCTAAAGCAGCACCACCTGGAAGTAAAGCGTATTTTAATCTAGTAGCAGCGTTTGCAGATTGAGTATTAATTATAATTTTAGAAATACCAATAGCACTTTCAGCAATTAAAGCAGCTTTTTGTAAACCTTTATTATTTTCACCCATAGATTTAATTAAACCTATAAAACCTTCGGTGGCTTGTAATTGACTTTGTTGAATATTTTTTTTAGCTTCTGCTACTCCTTTTTCTCTATCAATATCTTCTTGTGCCTTTTTATCTTTAGCGGCTTTTTCTGCTTCATCTTTTGTCTTTTGTTTTTCAGCAGCTTCAGCATCCGCTTTGTCTTTTAATTCTTGGTTTAAAGTAGCATACTTTTCATTATATAAAGCCATTAAATTAGCTTTCTCATTTTCAGTTTTAGCTATTCTATTTATTTCTTCTAAATCTCTTTGAGCTTGTAAATCTAATTTTTCTTTATCTGTCTTAGCATTCATATTTAGCAATTCATCTAAATACTTTTGCTCTAAATCTAGTTCAGCTTTCTTTCTATCTTCTTCTGCTTTTCTTGCTTCTTCTGCTTTTCTTTTTCTTTCTTCTGCTGCTTTTTGTGCAGCTTCTTGTTGTTTCTTAGCAAGTTCTTCTTGATGCTTTTGTTGTTCTTCTCTACGCTTGGCTAATTCTTCTTTTTCAGCTTTAGTTTGTTCTTTGCTACCTGATTGAAATCTTTTGTAAGCTTCTTCTCCACCTTTTACAGCATTTTTAAAACTATCTTTCATTTGATTAAAACCTTCTTTAGCTGCATCAAAATCTAAGGTAACAATACCTTTCATCATTTTAATATAACCACCACCTGCTTCTTTTACATAAGTAAATAAACCAACAAGACCAGAATAAAACAAACCAATACCTTGTGTAATATATGGTAAAGCTTTCATAGCTAGATCCATAAAAGAATCTATTAAAGGTTCTAATGCTCTAAATATTCCACCAAGTATTTTTTCAAAAGCTTCTGTTAAAGGTTTTAACTTCTTCATAGCATCTTCATTCTGAGAAAATGCAGCGGCTAACCCAGCAACAGCAGCAACTATTAAACCAATTCCTGTAGCTTTTAAAGCAGCACCAAAAGATTGTGTAGAAACTTTAACTTTGTTAATTCCTGCACCTAAAGATCCTAATGGTCCACCAACTTGTTCTAAACTATCAACCCAATCAGATGAAGTATTTTTAGCAGATTTAATTTTATCTTCTAAGTCATCTATTTGATTATAAAGTTTCTTAAAGTCCTCACTACCTGCAGCTGTGTTCTTTAATTCTCTTTTTAAAGATCTTAATTCAGATATAGAACCCTCAATATTGCTATTTACATTTAAATTTATTTGTTTTTCGATTGCCATTTTAATTCTCTTTTAATTTGTCTATATCCTTGTTTAAATGATTTAGGTAATTCGTTTTTACCCTTTGCAATTTCTATATTTTCACTAACTCCGTAATGATCGTTTAACTGCAGTAATTGAATTATATTTTTAAGCATCTTGTATAATGTTTATGTATTGTTTGTAATCAGGATTATGATATGTTATTTCTATTTGTTTAAAAGCTACATTTACTGTTCCATTTGCATCTATAGGTACTATAAAAGTATCATCTGCATAATTATCTGAACTATCGTATGAAGTAGGAGCATATTTAACATCATAATATTCACTATCTAATTTTAAAATAGTAACTTCTAAATCTTGTGCAGTATTATCAATATTAAAATCTTGTTGAATAGCAAATCTTCCACCTGCATTAGTTTGATTTGTAATTTCTCTAAAATCAGAGACTAATTCAAAATCTACTTCTCCTGTAGTTAAATCTGAAGTAAATTGATTTATAATATATTTCTTGTCCTTATAAATTATTTTATCATTTAATTTAATATCTGATAGCATTGTAACAGGTATAATAGATTTTAATTTAACTATTCTACATCTAATATTATACAACCCACTAATATAATTTCTATACCATAAATTAAATAAAGAATTATTTGTTATTGAGTTTGAGTCCCATACTGATTGTTCAGAATTAAAATTAATTGTTCCAATACTTCCATTTAAATATAATTCATTTGAAAATCTTACATAATTAGATAAATTATTATAATTACTACCATCATATAATTTAATTGGAGTAGCTAATGTTGTAGCATCACCACCTATATTATTTTTATACATTAAAATAGGTTTAGGTTTATATGGTTTTAAATCTTTATCAATTAAAGAAGAAGTTAAAAAATTTGCATCAACAGGGTTTCTTTCCCACATTACATCTTCAAAAGGAGTTTTAATTTCATAAGTAGAAGATTCATTTGAAAATTCATCTTCATATAATAAATCTCCATAATCATAACCCCTATTAAAATTATTTCTAAAAAAATTATTTAATATATTATCGCTTTTTTCGTGTGAAAATGATAATTTTTTATAAAGTTTTGTTCTTTCTATATCTACGCTATCATTAATTACATAATTATTAATATCTATATATTTACCATAATTATAATAAAATTCTAACGGCTCTAAATTAAATTCAGTTTCACTAATAGCTGTTATAGTTAAATTAAATATTTTAATTATTCCATTAAAAAAATCAATAATTTTCATTGTAGGTACTAAAGTACCAATTTGTATAATTTGTGTTGATGTTGGGTTACTTCCATCTGCAGTATTTATTTGTTGCCCCCAACTTGTAAAAATACTACCATAATATTTTTCTTCTTGTAAATGTGAAGTATAAGAAAATGATGCAGTGGATTCAATCTCAAACCACATTGTATAAGTTATATTATGATTTTGTAAATATGTAAATAAATCAATACCTGCATTACCTATTAAATTATTATAAACTGCTAACAATCCTGCAGATGTATATACTTTTAATCTATAAGGAATATTTGTAATACTTGGATAAATAACTAAAAAAATTGTTTGAGAAGTACAATTTGTAACACCATCATTTACAACCCAATCAATAGTATAAGTATCATTTGTAACATTTATATTTCTAGGTTGAGTAGTTGAATTAAAATTAACCCTTGAAATAAAACTATATGCATCAGTTTTTTCTATATTCTTACAATATAAATATAAATCAGTCCAATATGAAGAAGTAAATAAACTACTTGTAAAAGTTATATTGTATTTATTTTCTATAAATTCAAATATTTTATTTACAGGAATAGCAGGGAATAAATCAGTATATACTATTGACCTTGTAGGAGTACCACCTATTGTAACATCATTTGAAGTTCCTGTTAAATATTCATATTTATTTTGGTTTCCTACCAATGGATAACATACTCCATCATCAATAGTACCATCTATTCTATCTTTAACTTCATTATATCCGTAATTATGATTAATACTACTATAATCTAAAATACTTAATTTATCTTCTTTAAATAAATCTTTAATCTGTTTTACTTTACCATAGAAAGTAACTGAAAAGCTTTCAACTCTATTATTTTTTTCGTTTGCTTTTTCAATTTGTATCTGCCCTTTTCTAAATGGTATTGTATTTAGTTCTATTATTGCATCGTATCTTACTCGTTGATCGAAACCATCATTAACTGCATTTTCATTCCAATAGTTAAATATTTGATTGTTTACTTTAGATGCAGGTACAGTAAAGCTTTGAGTGTAATCAGTAAATACCTTGCTTAAATCGTTTACATTTTGAATAGAAGAAGTTAAACTAATCTTCTCATCTTTAAACAAATCTAATCGTTTGTATTCTTCCCCTACTTTAATATATACTTCTACTGATACCATTATACTACATTGTTTATTATACTATTTGCTACTTCAAACTCTAACTCATAGTTAATTACTTTTTCGTTTAAATGAGTTTTCATTAACATAGAACTATTTTTTAAAGTAACAGCTGCTGCAAAACTTAGGTCTGAATCTGCTGACCTAAGATATAAATATTCAGATAACATTATATCTTTAATATTAGCATTTTCAATTTCTTTTATCCAACCTGTATTACATTTTATTGTTGTAGTTCCGTTTTTATTAAATATTCTTTTTTGTCCTAATTGAGCATCATAATTTGGATAACCACTTGTAAAAGTATTTGTATTATAATCAGAACCTTTTACATCAATAGTTTTAGTGCTATTTTTAAATAAAGTAATTTTTTGTAAACCACCCCAATTATTTACAAAATCTAAAATATATGGAGTATATTTAGTTTCACATATAGGAGTTAAAGTATATCTTATTGATACATAATAATTACCTTCATAACGATATTCAATAATAAAATCATTTCCATTTGCAACTTCAGGCACTCCTGCTGCACTCATATAAAAACTACTAACAGCATAATCAGTATCATAATCTTCTGCATCTATATAAGTAACATTTCCATATTCTCCACCTTCAATAGTAATTCTATATCTATCATAAACTGTAAAATCAAATATTATATCTATAGTTGGCTCATATAAAGATGCACCTGCTCTATAATAATTTATATAACGATTTATATCAGGGTTTAATAATGGTAATGCTCCTTCATTAGTAGTTTTAATAGCATTTACTCCTTCATTATATTCACTATACCCATTAACACTTAAAAGATTATAAGTACTAATATAAGTAAATTCAGTATCTCCTTCATCTTTATAATATGTAAGATATTTTACATTATATACTGATGAATTAATATTATAAGGTAAAATTAAATCATATACAAAAGGTGATATATTATAATGATTAATATATTGTGTATCGCTAAACCTTGTTTTTTGTAAAACTTTAGTAGGTGTTGTTGGCTCTGTTTCGTTAAAATTCCAAATAAAAAGCTCTAACTTAGTTTCTATTTGTGTTGATGCTTCATTTATCGAAACTATATAAGGGCTTCTACAATTAAATACTTCCATTATTTTAATCTTTTAGTGTATCATTAATTAAACTTTCTAAATCTAAACCAAATCTTTCTATTAGTTCATCAGGTAACTTTTTAAAAGCAGCTTCAAATGGTTTAGTAAAAAACAAACTTGGTTTAATACCATTTTTATAAATTGCACTTCTAACTAAATAACTTGTTTGCTTATAACTCATAAACTTACCATCTGGTTTTCTAAACTGAAATCCTTTTCTAGTTACCCAATCAGTGATAGGTTTTGCAGGTGGCATTTTAGATTTATAACTAAATGGTGTATTATATTTCTTTTTAGTACCACTAACTCCTTTGTCCTGGAATACTCCATAATCTTCCATTATAAAAGTTAACCTAAAACTATTTGCACCTACTTCAATTTCTTTATCTAAGCTATCATAAAGTTTTTTATCTACATTCTTGCCTAATCTAGTTAAATTGCTTCTAGATTGCTGTATAACGTATTTAGCAAAGTCATTTAAGTATTTATATGTTTCCTTTTGGTTTAACATATAGTCATATCGTTTTTAACTACAATATCAAATGTAACTGCCCAACCTGCTAAATCGTTTTCAAATCTTTCAGTAAATGGATCATAAGTAGGATTGCCTGATAACTCATAAGTACCATCTCTTAAATCACCTCTATTAAGTAAATCTAAAACCCTTGTAGCTAATAAGTGTTGTGTATTCCAAATATCTACTTTATTATCTTTTTCTTTTTGGTTAATAACATCCATACAAAGTAAAGTAACGTTAAATGAAATAACATTACCTTGATGCGTTGATGAATTAACCATTATATGCGTTAAAGGGAATATAGTTCGTTTGTTTAAATCAACTTCGAATATATCACCTTCTGTAACTGTATTGCAAAAAGGTTCTGCTTTTAAAGCATCCTTTATTGTTTGTATTAAATTATAAACCATTTCTTTTTAATATTTGTGTTTCTATTTCTTGTTTTTCTTTTTCAAATGTTAGGAAAGTAAGTGCTGCTGTAAGTTTAAGTTTTGAAACTTCATCAAATCCTCTAGCATCTCCTTTAGCGAGAGCATAGAAAGAGCTATACCATCCCCATTTAGATCCGAATTGTGCTTGGCTATCATAGTTTGCACCTGTGGATTCATCTCCAAATAATTCAGGGAAGAGATCAATAATTCGTTGCTTAAATTGTAAAAAAAAACCATAGCACCAAATACTACATCTAAAGGCATTTTCTTCATTACATCACAGTAGGTTATACTTCCATTGTAATCTTGTATTAAATACCTATCACCACTTTTATCTGTTATTGGTCTATATAAAACAGCCATAGCATTGTGCATTTTATCCCACTTACCAAAGTAGTTATCTAAGTCGCTATATTCACCTAAAGTAATTTCATCCAGGTTAGGAATAAAACCAAAGTTAGTATCTGCTAATTTAAATATAGTTTTAAGTTTATAATCTACACTAAACATATTGTTTAATGCATCTATAATTTCGTTAACTTCTTTTAAAGGCATTAAGTCAACTAACTTTAAAGGTACATTACAAAATATCTCTATCATCTTTTGTTGTACAAAATCACTTTCAGGGTTATTCTCTACAATAGAAAGAAACCTTTGATATTGTTCTAAAGTAATTTCATTTAAAGAAGTAGGTATAGTTATTTTAACCTGCATATTTTATTTTAAAAATAATTATTTAAGCTAATTGTATAAAGCAAAAAAGGCAGCCATTTCTGACTACCCTTTCAAACCAAATTTAACCTAACTAATTATGAAACTCTTTCTCTATAGTGTAAATATAGTTCACTTATTTTATCGTTTAATTCCTGGTCTTGTTTATATATTTGTTTACCTTGTATCTTACTTCCGTTTATATTTATTTCTATCTTTACTTTATTAATCTTTCTTTTGCCTTCCATATAAAATTCCTGTAAGCAGATAGGGTATATTGTAATACCATTTTCTATACACCATTTAAAAGCTTCCATTCTTTTATCGTAGTCCTTTAAGTATTCCCTCAATTTCATTTGTTAATAGTATTTGATCGGTTGTTTTAAAATAATCTCTAAGCTTAGTTAATTCTTTTCTAGTGCTAGATACTTTAGCTTCTAGTTCTTTAACGTAATATTTAGCAGCATCTGATTCGTTATCTTGGTTATTCCAAAATGCATCCTCTTTACTTGGATCGTAAATCATTTCGTGTTCTTCTGTAGGGTCTCTATAAAATGTTATCATATTCTAGCTATTTGAATTATTACATAGATTAAAACTAAATAAGCAAATGTAAGCTGTGGTCTTTTGTTCTGTAAAAAGTATTTCATAGTTTTTGTTTTTAATTATGGTGTAAAACTACAAACAATATTTTAAACTAAAAAAACTTTAACAAAACTTTAACATTTGAATAGCTACTTGATACATAGCTTTCATCTTCTTAATCTCTCCTACAGTTCTAGGTAAATTAATCTGTACTTCTTCTCCAGTACTGTGGTGTATGTAGCATTGTATAACTGCTATTATTTCTCCGTAAGTCATTTGTTTTATTTGTTACACAAATTTAGTAAACGTAATAGTTACCTTTGTGCTTATTCTCTAACTGATAACTAACAGCATATCTTAAAGCATCTAGTAAGTGATTGTGATTATCTATAGGAGTATTAGATTTCTTTTCTAACCAAACATAGTTATTTAACTCTTTAATTAAGTTAACTGATTCAGCTGTTATTATTAAATCATAATCTTGTAGTAAAGATATTCCGTAAGTAACAGAACCTGGGCCTTTAATTGCAGGTGTAATGTTTAAACCTGATTGTGCTAATTCAGTTATTAATCTTGGTTCGGCACTATCTGCTATTATAAGTCCATCGTTAACGTATTGCTTATTTAAATTGAATATCTGCGAAGTTGTAAGGTTAGGTAAGTAAAAGCATTCATTAATATAAATTCGTTTGTTAGAAGCGTCTATATTACATTCTATTAAAGTTGTTGGATCATTACTAAAACCAAAATCTTGGCCATATATAGTTGTGCCTACGTGTTCGTACTTTCCGATACTCCAATTATTAAAGATAACTCCTTCTGCTTTTTGTAACCATCCACCCTCGATTTGATGTTTAAACTTTTCAGGTCTACGTTTCTTTATATCTTCTATTTGAGTTATAAAAGATTCAGAAAGATTATCTAAGTTATCTAAGTAAGTTGTATGAATATAAGTAGTATCTAGTTTAGTTGTATTACTACCTTCTTGT